AACAGGAATTCCTGCCATTGATAACAAAGAAGAAAATGCAAAATGGTTACAAGAAGTAGCTAAGATGATCAATTCAATTTTGAATACATCAAATTTTCAATCAGAAATTCATGAAGTCTATTTAGATTTATCTTCTCTTTGTACTTCTCATTTGAGAGTAGAGGAAGATGAAATTGAAGTTGTGAGATTTGTTTCACGCCCAATTTATGAATGTTCTGTTTCTGAAAATTATAAAGGTATCATCGATACTATGTACTATGAGTACAAACGTACACTAGATCAAATTGTAGATGAATACAAAGATACAGGGAAGTTGCCACAGAAAATGCTTGATATGCAACACAAAGATCCCTTAAAAGAATATACAATCATTCAGGCGATTGAACCCACACATAGGTTGCCGGATGGATTGAAGCACCCAATGTTAGATGTGACTTCGGTACATATTCTCAAGGACGAGAATATAATACTTAAGATATCGGGGTTCGAAGAGAACCCCTGTATTGTCTCTCGTTTTTATAAATTATCAGGTGAGATGTATGGTCGTGGACCATCAATGTACGCTTTACCAGATGTAAAAACTTGCGATCAAATGATGAAAGTATGGTTGGAAGGTGCTCAATTAGCAATCAATCCACCACTACAAATGCCTGATGAAGGCGTACTTTTGCCAGTTAGATTCGTTCCGGGTGGAACAAACTATTATAGAGCTGATTCTAAAGATCGTATTGAACCAATTATCACGGGTGCAAATCCGGGTGTCGGTCATCAAGTGATCGAGATGATCCATGAAAATATTGAAAAAGCTTTTTATATTGATCAACTTCATTTAGTAGAATCTGATCGTATGACAGCGACAGAAGTTATGCAAAGAAGAGATGAACAACTAAGAACTCTTTCACCGATTATCGGTAGATTAATGTACGAGCTTCATGCTCCAATCATTACTCGTGTTTTCGGTATTGCGAATAGAAGAGGATTGCTTCCACAAATTCCACAAGAACTAGCTAAATCAAAATTAGAAGTTAAATTCACTTCTCAATTAGCTAAAGCACAAGAGTCTATTGACTCTGATTCTGCAACAAGAGCATTTCAAACTGTGGCAGGAATGGCGCAACTTGATCCTTCAATTGTTGATATTTTAAATTTAGATGAACATGCAAGATACATTTACAAATCTCTTGGTGCCCCTCTTCATTTATTACACACAGAAAAAGAAACAAAAGACGCTAGAGCAGAAAAACAAAAGTTACAACAGCAAGCACAGCAAGCTCAATTAGATCAAGCTAATACTCAATCTATGAAGAACGTTGCTCAAGCTAAAGCGATAACTCCACCAGAAGGACAATAATGGCAATTGATTTATTTAAGCGGAATGAAAGGGCAGAACGTATTCGAGCATACAAACGTGTGTTCGAAAGTGAAGACGGTAAAAGAGTTCTACAAGACCTAATGAAATCCTGCCACGTATTCTCATCAACGATGGATGCAAATCCACATGAGCTTGCGTACAGAGAAGGTGAACGTAGTACAGTATTACGCATAATGCGTACTTTAAATATCGATCCAGCAGAACTTGAAAAAGCAACGGCTGGACAATCGTAGGAGTTACAATGAATTTTGGATTTAGAAAACATTTCTTGATGAACATTTTAGATGATGGTGGATCAGGCGGCGGTGTAGCACCTCCCGTTGACAGTGGAGCAGGTGGAGTCACACCTCCAGTAGGAGATACTTATACACCTCCTGAATGGGCAAAAGGACTGACAATAGAAGCTGATATTTTAAAAGCACCAATGTTTTCATCTGTAAAAGATATTAATGATGTTGTTAAAGGTTATTACCATGCTCAAAAAATGGTTGGAGCAGATAAAGCAATTATCCCAACTAAAGCATCTACTCCTGAAGAATGGAGAGCGTTTTATCAGAAAGGTGGATTACCTGCTACCCTTGATGATTACAAACCAGAACTTCCAGCTACACTTGATAATGAAGATTTTAAAAAGAACCTTATTAGCAAAGCCTATGAACTTAACGTTCGCCCAGATCAACTGGCAGCAATCGTAAGTGAAATGGAAGCAAACAATGATGCTATAGTAAGTGAATACCAAAAATCACAAGAACTAGAAGTTCAACAAACTACAGACTCATTAAAAAAAGAATGGGGTGGGGATTACCAACGTAATCTTTTACAAGCTCAAAGAGTAATTAAACACTTTGGTGGCGACGATGCACTTAAAACAGTACTCGAATCACCATTGGCGAATGATGGGCAATTCTTAAGATTGATGGCTAAGATTGGTGGAAAACTTGTAAAAGAAGATACCTTTTCTCAAGACATTGTATCTCACTTCGGAACTTCAAGAGAAGAAGCCAATAAGAAGATTAATGAGATTTATGGTAATGGTAGCCACCCATATTTCGACACAAATCATGCTCAACATAAAGACGCTGTTAAACAAATGTTAAGATATCAAGAAATCCTTGCAGAAAAAGCTTGACGCAAATTAGATACCTCGCTTATCCTAAACGAAGATATTCATTTAGGATAAGCTTTAATTAGCCCCAACACACAATGAATTTCTAAATTTAAAGACCCGAATGAATCGGATAATCTTACAAAAATGTAAAAAACTTTAATTTTAGGAGCAACTCATGTCTAACCCATCAATAGTACCTGTTCATTATGTGAACGCATTTAACTCAAACATCTGGCATCTGGCTCAACAGAAAGCATCTCGTCTAGCTGGTTTAGCTAGAGTTGAAATGCAAAAAGCTGAAAAAGAATTCTGGGATTACTACGGACTAGCAGATGAACCTACTGAACGAGTTAGCAAATATGCTGACGTTGTTCCGGGTGAAACAGTTCGCGGTAGACGTATGGCTACTTTCAAGAACTACGATAAAACTGAGTACGTTGATCATATCGATAAATTGAACATGATCCACGATCCTCAAGGACCAATCTCTCAAGCATTCCAATCAGCATTCGGTCGTAAAATGGATAGAATCCTTTTAGCTGGTGCTCTTGGTACTTCATACGATGGAAAAGATGGATCAACTCCAATCGTTCTTCCTACATCTCAAAAACTTGCTGCTTTCGATGGCTCAACAACTACTGGTGTTGGTCTTAACGTTCCAACTTTAAGAGCTATCAAGAAAAAGTTTGAGCAAAACGAAGTAGAAGGGGAAATTGTTTTAGTAGTATCTGCTGAAGAAATTGACTCTTTACTTGGAATTACAGCAGTAACTTCTGCTGACTATAACTCGATCAAAGCTCTAGTAAATGGTGCTGTAGATCAGTTCATGGGAATCCGATTCATCAGAACTGAGCTTGTTGAAAGACCAGCTTCAAACGTAACTTACACTATCACAAATGGTGTTTACGGTTCTGGAACAGGAACAGTTACAGCTTCAAAAGGTAGACGTTGTGTTGCTTTCGTAAAACAAGGTCTTCTAATGGTAAAAGCAGAAGATATGACAACTCTAATCGATAGATTGCCAACTAAGGGTGATGTTATCCAGATTTACTCAAAAATGTCTTTAGGTGCAACACGCCTTGAAGAAAAATGTGTAATGGAAGTTGTTACTTCAGAAGTATAATCGAATAGGGGCGAAAGCCCCTTTTAATCTTTAAGGAGATTTTATGTCAGCATTAGACGGTGTAAATTACGGAAAATCATATTCAAGCAACCCTTCAGATAGATCAGGAAACGTAGGTGACTACGGTGGATCGGTAAAAGTATTGCTTGATTACAAAACAGGAATGCTTGCAGCCGATACAGTTAACATTGGTAAATTGCCTAAAAACGCAAGAGTACTATCTGTTAACCTAATTGGGTGTGGATCAGGAGCAGCAGTAAACGTTGCAGCTATGGATCTTATGTCAGCAGAAACAATCGTTATCCTAACAGTTGGTACATCTCCGGGTGCAACAGCTTATGTTTGGATTGAATACGCAGTTGTTTAATCTCTAAGATAGAGATACAATAAATTCACAAGACTATAGAGGGGATTTCTATCCCCTCTTTTTATATCAAGGTGAAGCATGACAACTAAACTAGAAGTAATCAATTCAGCCCTAATGAGATGTGGGGCAGAGCCTTTAGTGGCGATTCCCGACCTTACAAATAAAAGGGGTGTTTTGGTTAATAATCATTATGACATTGTTTTAAGAGAACTCTTGAATGATACTCCTTGGAACTTTGCTACGTCGAGAGACAATCGTTTAGAAAAAACAACATCACCTAAATTTGGCTTTAAAAATGCCTATACGATAACTTCTTCGATTATTCGTGTAATTGAATTAAGCACAAACAATATTGAATTTAGAGTTGAATCTTCTCAATTGTTAACAGATTACGAAGATGGTTCACGGGCTGTTGCAATAGTTCGATCAGGTTCAATAGCAACTGTTACAGACGTTGCTCATGGATTTGCTGATGGAGAGTTAATTACATTCTATCAAGCAACCCAAACAGAATACAATATTTCAGCAACGATAACTTTAATAGACTCTGATCATTATTCATACACTGTAGCAGGAACACCAGCGACCCCAGCAACAGGAAGCCCACACGCAGTTAGAGATTCATCAGCTCTTAGAGTAAAAGCAATCAAATTTCTAGATGACCCAACGTTATTTTCACCAAGCTTTAACACTGCCTTATTCTTAAAACTGGCAGAGAATATTTCATATTCATTAGTGCAATCACAATCACTTCAGCAAATGATTATTTCTGAAGCTGATAGACACTTAAGAAGAGCACGTTCTTATAATTCTCAAGAAGGATTATTCAATGATGCTTATAACGAACAGTACACGACAGGAAGAAGACTATGAAATTTACAGGTTTTAAAACTTCCTTTAAAGGCGGTATGGTTTCTCCTCGTCTTCGTGGAAGACAAAAAGAAGGTGAAATCGTTTCCTCTGTAGAGAAGTTAGAAAACTTTATCATAGACAAAGTAGGTGGTGCAGGTAGAAGAGGTGCAGTTTCATCTCCAGTAGTGCAGCCATACTTAAATGCAAATGATGTTGGTGGAAGTAAATTTGATAGCTACCCAATTGTATCGATAACTAACACAACCTATTTCGCAGTAAAATTGAAAGGAAGAGAATTTATTTTTAGATTCAATCTTTCTAAAGCATTTAACTCTGTAGTAAATCCAACTCATGCACTTACAATTAATGATCTTCAATCTACATTTTTAAGCGTAATGGAACCAGCCTATCCTGCAACAGGAATGGGATACTACTCTAAAACAAGAGTGTACGCTCCAAACAATGCTGGAAGAACAGAAGCATATAACATGGATGCTATGACAGACATGACTTATTCTTTTGCTAGCACTCCGATAGATACTGGAATGCAGGCTTATTTATCAGAACAATTTCCAGTACCAGTTCAGATGGCAAAAGTATCTGATGCAACTGTTGTTTTTTCATGTTCATCAGGAATAAGTTTTTCAGTAACACTTGCAAACGTACCAGCAACAAACTATGTTTCAACAGCTCAAGAGTTCTTTTTAATTCTTCCTTATTTTGTAAACGTCAGAGCATTCTTCGCAAACTTGGGAAAATCGAATGCTACTACAACAAACTATATTCCAGTTAGACCTACTAATTTTCCTTTT